TTGTCAGTGGGCTTAACTCTTTCGTTCCAAGCCTTGACCATTGCTTCGTCCATTTCGTCTGGATCAGTCCACGGTCTCAACTTTGTAACACCATCGTTACGTGTGAAGCGGCATACACCAGCATGACCAAAGTGCGTGTCGCTAACTAAAAATACGCTAGGCATATTGCCCTCCTTTCTTAATAATCGTTTCTAAATGTTCGCCAATCATCTACGTTTGGCTTTTCGTCAGCATCGTATGTCCAGCCTAGAGCCTTCATCATGCGATGCTTTACAAGCAGGTTGGGCATACGGAATCTTTCAGTGTCTTGAAAGCCCATCATGACTCCAACTTCACAAACCGCACCCGACCGGCAAATGCCTGCAAAGCAATGAACAATAACATCCATGTGATTGTCCAATGCGTGTTGTAGCAAACGAACAAGCTCTGCGGCCTGCTCATGACTACACTTCATAGCTTCGTCGTCTACATGATCCTGCTCTTCGACATCTAGAAATTCAAACTGATGAACTTCTTTAAATTGATGTTTTGGAGTAGGGAACCAGCCAGCTGGATCCATAATTTGGATCAGCATACTGTTTTCTTTCACAGCAACATGAAATCCTTTTGGAATATCATCTGCCGCACAATTTTGAATCCAAGGCATTATCGTCTCCGTTTCTTCCAAGTATATTCGACACCATCTGGACACTTGCCGTCCTCAATACTGTCCGCTCCAAACTTGCCTACAAGTTCCATACCATTAACTTTAATAGTAACGAACTCGCCTAATTCTTTTGCCCAATCCATTGCTAGGGCTAATGTTTCAAATTCTTTTGAATCTTCTTTGCTTTTTACTTCTATCATTCTATAATTGTAACACCAAATTTTGGTTACGTCAAGTTAAAAAAATAGGGCCCTAAGGCCCTACCAAAAAGTGTTGTATTTCTACAACACTTGTTTACAGGTCGTAGCGTGGGACCATTACAGTCTTAAGCATAATACCTTCTGGAGTGAACTGATCCAAATCAGCTGACAGCAGAGCTGTCATGATGCTTGGACTAAATCCACTTACCAATGCCGCACCACTCTTGTCTGACTTGACTGGAACGTTATCACTTGCGTTTAGGTTCCAGAACACAATTTGTGGAACGGTGTAACCCGCTTCAGCAAACTTGCGTTCGATCATTTCCATTGCGCTATCGTCGAAACGAGCGCATTGGTTGAACTGCATGTCTGACAAGATTAGCAACATGGCTGGCATGTCGCTAGCTGGTACTGAGTTCTTAACCGCAACATCTAGAATCTTCTTCATAGCTGCATGTAGGTTAGTACTCATTTCCCAGTCGCTACGGCTCATTTGGTCGCACTTTTCAACAATGTTACCCTTTAGAGTAACAAGTTGTGGCTTGTCTGAGAAAGTCAAGAATGTGTCCTTGAACACGCCCTTGTTCTTGTCTGCTAGGTACAAACCTAGTGAAACCGCAACGTCCAAACAACGAACGTTTGTGTTCTTACCTGCTGGGCAAGTCATAGAACCTGAAACGTCAACGATTGGCATGATGCTTGCATCACCAACGTAGTTTGGCAGAGCGTCCCATTGTGCGATCACATGGTCAGTCTCGGTCTTGTTCAGCTTTGTGTAGCTGTGAGCAACACCCTTCAACACATCATGTGGGAAGATTGCGTTGGCGTTAACCTTAACAGTCTTATCACCACTTACCAACTTGGCAACATACTCAGCGAATGCTGGGCTGTGACGGTTGAATGCCTTCTTGTAGATACGTGATGCTACAGAAGGAACGTGACTGAAGTTGATGTTATCCCAGTCTCCTGCACACATCTGGGTTTCAACAACCTTTGTAAGAGCAACAAGGCTCTTACGGTATTGCTTTGGAGTCATGCCAAAGAAGGCACGAATCTCAGCGGCAATTTGACCCTTACGAGGAGTCCACTTTGCGGCCAAGCCATTCTTAGCACGTAGGGCATCGCCCAACATTGTGTAAGCGTCTGACTTTAGCACTGGAGATTGGAAGACAAAGATGTCATCCCAACGACCCACTTCTGGGATCTTCTTCAACAGAGCCAAAGCGGCGTCTGGGTCACGCTTTTCTAGATGTACTAGAATGTCGCGGAACAGTTGACGTTCACCTGCACCACCACGGACATCACGTGCCCATTGTGCGATGCGTAGTGCAACGTCTGCGTTTTCTACATAAGCGGCTGTAAAGTCGCCTGTAATGTTCTTACCACGGCTTGCACCGATCTTGTAGAACAGGTCAACAGTCGCCTTAGCGGTTGACTTACGAGCCTTCATGCCATTGGCAGTACGGGCTTCTTGGTTTGCGATTGCGTTAACAAATGCGTTCATAATGTGTGTCCTTTCAGGTTATGTTTTTTTTACGTTTTGGAATGTAATGAAAATTGCTGTTAATAACCTATTAACTAAGCAGGATGAGCGGAACGGTTTTTATTTTCTGCTTGACCCCATCCCCTGTATATCGGTTCAGTTCCTCAAGCCTAGCTGTCCTTGTGTCTGCGACAGCGCATATATGTCTTTCCATAAGTCGTTAGTTCCATTAGCGTCTAGTATTACTACTAGATATAAAAGCTTCACCTTCAAAGCCTTGCGGCTCCAGTGTCACTAGCCTTGCGGGCCACCGTCTACTACATTAAGTGCAGTCAGTTATAGTAAAAGTTGCTGTAATCATCCTATGAAGATAACAGGATCGTTTTTTGCCCAATGTTTTACCTGTATGAGCTCCAGGTTTGATAGGCTATGAAGTTATCTCTGCCCATCCGTTGATGCGGGTATTAGCCGCTAGGGTTTGCTGATACGATCCTAAAAACGTTTGTTAATTGCTTAACATGTTTCTATTGTATGCTCTAACTGTAATATTGTCATCTATTTTGGTTAGATTGATTGAAATAAAACGAATTTATTACTTCTGCTACTTTACTGTCTCCAAAAATTGGATCCGAGGAAAGAAGCGTATTATTGTTTTGGTCCTTGACTAGTACTCGGCCTTTACATCCGGTACCAGTGAACTCTAATCTGCACTCGCCGTTGACAAGTCGATTATTGGTTTTATTATTTTCCAATTGATATATTTGTGAATCAAACTGATCTCTTGTCCAGTTGAACATTTCGTCATTTCTTACAATGTAAACAGAATTTGTTCTGTGTACAAATTCACAATGAAATAGACTTAATGCTGTACTAGGACTTGGCAGTTTCCAATCAATTAAAAAACAAGGTAGATCCATCATGTGAGCTAAGTGAGCCATTCCGCCCTCATAACTTATAATAGCTCTACAACTTTTTGCTAAGATTTCAACTTTGTTTTCTAAATCATGATATGGGTTGTCTAAAGTAATAACTTCATAGTTTAATGACTTTAGCCATTCAAAAATCTTACCCCAGTATTCTAAAGGTCTACATCTACTCCACGGCCATTCATTATTACCTAACGGGTCTTTATCAAATGAAGTAATTAATGCTATGCACGGTTTGATATCTTTGTTTAATTTGATTACATGTCCGTGGACATTGACAGCTAAGGGCTTGTAGTAGTCTGTAAATAATTTTACAGGCCAACCTACATTATTGAAATTTCCATTTTCTGTACATAGCTGAATATCTAATTGTGATTTTGGAATCCTAAAGATCCTAGCATACTGTGTCAGTCTGTCGTATGTGTTATGATTATTGTTGACTAACAATTTTACTGGCACTGGCAAATTTGCCAATGCTGATAGCAAACACAAATTATCACCTAGACCAACGCTGTGGTCATTGTTTAAATTAATTGTTATCTCTTGCATCGTTCGAAGTAAGTTTGACAATCGATACAGAATTTACATCCAGATATAGCTTCTTGTCTTGCTTTGGGAATTTCTTCTCCACATTCTTCGCAATGACTTAAACTAGGACCTGTACCTATTTTTTTTCTTATTTCGTTAATAGCATCAAAATTTCGTTGAAGACTTAAAATTTGAGCAATTTCTGCTTCTTCTTCATTGTTATATTCAACGTTATCTAAATCTGACATCTACTTTTTCCTTGTTGGTACCTGGACACGGTTTCGAACCGCGGACCTTCGCCGTGTAAAGGCGTTGCTCTACCCCTGAGCTATCCAGGCAAATTATTTTACTTTACGAATATATTCTGGACCAAGTTTACCTTCTTGAAATTCCATTAAGGCTGTAACCGGTGTGTGAATATGTTCAAACTTAGTACTGCTAGATTGTTGTCGTCGAATTTCTCTTGCACGAGCTGCGGCCATTAATACTAAATTAAAACGATTGCCGCCTGCATTTTCAACACACAGATCCATATCAAGTTGCGTACTTCGTTCACTCATGTTCATACTCCAAAATATAATTGTAACATACTTATCATTAAATGTCAATAACTGGCCTCGCCAACAGGAATCGAACCTGTAACTAAACCTTAGGAGTGTCTTGTTATATCCATTTAACTATAGCGAGTTGGTACCTCCGGCGGGAGTCGAACCCACATTGGCCAATTATCTGTTGCACACGGGATATAAATCCGCTGTTTTACCGTTAAACTACAGAGGTATTGATTGGTTGCAGAGGCAGGATTCGAACCTGC